CCTAAGCAAAGCGTAGAGAAGGTTATCAAGGGCGGCATTGCTATGATTGATAAGAAGGTAACTCTTCAAGAGTTGAGTGTTGTCTTCTCTAACCTCGAAGAGGGCCTTGACTTTGGACATAAGGTCTTCATACGTGGTGACCAGGTTGTTCAGCCCTGGGCTAAAGAAGTTTTTACTATCAATGGTAAGGACTTCATCTTGGTTCCAGTGTCGGCCATCCAACTTGTAGTTAAGAATGGCTAAATGGCTTCTCATTGGCGATCCTCATGTGGTCACGGATGAGCTAAAAGACTGTCAAGCCCTTGCTCAGGGTATAGAAGACACGATCAAAGCTCATCCCGATCTTGATTACGTTGTCTTCTTGGGCGATCAACACCACAATCATGCCTTGATGCACGTTGAGGTGTTGGCCTTCTGGCGTGAGACCTTCAAACGGCTAAAGACTTTACGACCTACTGTATACGCCCTAGTAGGCAACCACGATCAGCCTGGTGATGGAGTCAGCAGAAACCATGCCATGATGGCTTATGAAGATTTGGTAACCGTCGTAGATCGACCAAAGATAACCTCTGGTGTTCTACTTCTCCCTTACTACCATGATCAGAAACAGTTCCTAGAGGCCCTGGAAGGCTCCAGGAGCCGTTTAGTAATCTGCCACCAGACTCTGGACGGTAGTAAGTATGAAAACGGTTTCTACGCCAAGGATGGAGTTCCGATGGCTGGTCTTGAAGACTGGCACTTCATCAGCGGTCACATTCATACACCCCAGGCTTTTGGAAACGTAACGTACATTGGGGCTCCCAGATGGCGAAGTCTAAGTGATGCTAACGTGGATCGAAGTTTGGTAATAATGGAATTGACCCCTGGTCTACCTCCAGAGATTCTCAGTAAGATCGACACCGGGGAATGGTGTAGTCGGCTCATCCATATTGTGGATAAGCAAGACAATCCGGTCCATATTGATGTAGATCCTAGACATAGATATATAGTTGATTTACATGGTGAATCTGGTTTTATTCAAGCTAAGAAGCACTTTTGGCATGGCTGCCGCATCCGAACTTTTCAGACCCAAGACGAAACTCCTGCTGTAAGGGAATCTATGGGTATCAATCAAGCTATTCAAGCCTTCATTGAAACATACCAACCTAAATACGGTACTGAAATCACAATCTTACGTGATATGGCAACCAAAAGGATCTCTTAATGGATCTCAAAAGTAACGATCAAGTTGCAGCTCTTCGGCTGCTAACAGAATGGACAGGACAAGTTACAGACATTCAAGTCAAGACCTTGAATGCGTGGCCCCTGATCATGATTCCGGACCTCAAATCACATGAGGTTCAGATCAACTTAGATGAGCATAAGGTGACTTATAAGCTTAAGTTCCAAGCCAATAAAACTCTAAAGGAATTTGGAGCTTTGGCAAAGATTGAACAGGGAGTTTGGACACTACTTGGAGATACCTGGTTGACTACGTTCGAAGTGGGTAAGCGTACAATATACGCTGGCACCCGGAGGAAGGAATTTGTCAATGCAGGAATCAACCTTGGTAAAGGCCGAGAAGGTTTTGACCCCAAAGGAACTGGAAGCGTATCAAAAGTACGTCGAAAGCGGTAAGCCACCTCTTGCGGCGAGTACCTCGTCTAATTTCTTTCAGCTCTTCCTTCAGGGACACACTACTGAAGAGATCGCCCGTCTAAATCCATCATTTGGGCTTGGTATCATTGTCAAGGCTCGAATTGATCACGATTGGGATAAGCAACGGGAAGACCACATCTCCGGTCTCCTAGACAGTATTCGTCAAGTAGTCCAAAAGACCCAGCTCGAATCGATCCGGTTCGTATCTGATGCTCTCACGGCATATCAGAAGATGGCTGGTGAGAAGTTTCAAAAGTACATTCAGAGTGGCAATGTAGCAGACCTTGGCGAACTCAAGGATATGTCATTCAAAACCTTCAAGGACCTCCTTGAACTACTCCTTAAGCTAACTGGTCAAGACACCGGCAACAAGAAGATCTCCGGTGAGGTAGTTCACGTCCACCAGGTAGAACAAGCAGCGCCACGAGTGGATCGTCCAATGACTACCACCGAGGCTGCCGACTTTCTCAAACGATTGGATAAGAAGTAATGTCTGAAGTACTACCGGCCTTCGATGAAATGATGCGCAGGACGCTTTTTACACCATGTGAAAGTAAAGAGGATCTTGATCGCTGGATTCGTATCTTCTTGGGCTTGCAATTACCTGATTGTATAGTCTCCGAGGAGAGCAATAGCTCACCTATGGATGTAATTTGGGAAGTTTACGACAAATGCCGCCGTAATGATGATGAGAACTTTGCTCGTATTATGGCTTACGCTAATCGAGGTGGATTCAAGACACTTGGTGCAGCCATCCTAGAAGTACTCATGGTGCTTCATTTGCGGCGCAATGTAGCTCATATGGCTGCTGTGTTTGATCAGTCCCTTAAGAGCCAGGAATATACCAAAGAATTCTTCAGTAAACCCTGGATTCGTGATTTCAAGGTTGGTGATAACGTAAAGAAAGTTCAGGTTTGTCGGTATTTCAACAAAGAGTCCGGAAAGTACATTACCGGAGTTGAATTTGCTGGACTCAATCCTGAATTCAGAAACCAATACGAACGTCAACTTAATTACGTACAGATCGTCATTTGTACTATGCAAGGAGCCAACTCAGCCCACACTGAATTCTTCTGTGTGGATGAGGTAGACGTTGTTCCTAAGCAGAATGAAAGAGCTTACCAGCAATCCAAGTCTATTCCAGACCCTAGGGATGGAATGATGCCGGTAACCCTTCTTACGTCTACTCGTAAAGTAAACTACGGTTTGGTTCAGCGTGAGATCAATGAGTCTCATAATACGGGTTTGCATATTCGGCATTGGAACGTAATCGACATTACTCAACCCTGCCCTCCCAGCCGACATCTTCCTGAGCAGCCTAAGCAAATACTCTATATCGATGATGTCAACCTCAAGCATGTTACGGAGCCTGAGTATAACCTTTTGGATGATCAAACCAAGAAAAGGTACACACCTCGAGAAGGTTTTGTTGGATGTGCTAAATGTCCTTTGTTTGCAGCTTGCCGTGGGCGTCTGGCTACTCATCAGAAGAGTACCTCCCCGATGCTTAAGCCTATTGGGGCTATCATTAACTCTTTCAAGCAATCAACTTCTGAATATGTTTCCACAGAGCTACTCTGCCGTAAGCCTGATACCACTGGTTTGATCTACAGTAAGTTTAACCGTGAGATCCATATGAAGCCGGCTCATAAGATAGCTGAAATGATGACCGGTGATGTCTACAATCCCAACATGAACAAAGCTGAACTATTACAGCTCATGTTCGATAAGGGAGCCCGCTTTTACGCTGGTATGGACTTTGGATTTGCCCACAACTTTGCCACTGTACTCGGAGCTGTCTTTGGTCAGTTCTGTTTCGTGGTGAATGTGATTGCTATGCCCAACCTTGAGTTGGATGAGAAGATAGCGATCTGCGAGCCTATCAAAAAGTACCAACCCACCATCTTCGGAGACCCTGAGGCCCCCGCAGATATCAAAACCTTCACTCGCAAAGGTTTCAATATGCGTAAATGGGATAAGTACAAGGGTTCCGTTAAGGCTGGAATTGAAGTTGTCCGTATGAAACTTATGCCAGCCATAGGTGACCCCCAGCTTTACTTCCTTAAGGACGATCCAGGCTGTGAAATGCTCGGTGAACGCCTCGGCAAGTACCACTTCATGACTGACGTGGCTGGGCAGATCTCGGACGAGCCTGATGATGAAAACGATGACGAGGCAGATGCTTTGCGGTACATGGTAATGAACGTTTTCGCTCCCAAGGGTAAAATCAACCTACCTGTATCATCCATAGAGTCTCAATCTGAGAAGAATGCTGTTGTTGATCCGTTGACTCCGGGTAAGGATGCAAATTGGATGAAGGACAAGATCGCCTCCCTAATTGGTGAAAGTCCTGATGGGAGTTCTGGTACAACCACTATGGTCAAGAGGGGAAAGTTCCGCTTTGACTGCTGACAATCTTAGCCTGGTGACCTCTAGAGGTATGTAAAATGGACGCTTTTCTCAACGTAACCCGCAAGATCCAGGCTTATGGGGACAAAACTATCAATAGTAACCCCAGGTTGAGGTACGTTGACTGGAATAGGGATAATTCCGGTGTTATTGTATCCGATCCCAAGTCCCAGGCCTATGAAGTAGACCCAGGCGCTACTTTGCTAATCTTCAATGGAACTCGGTCTACCACAATTGGTGTAGCAACAGCTTTTGATGTATCTCTATCCTCTATTGATCCGAGCCGATACAGATTCACCTGGAATGGTGGGTCAAACCCTGGTTTACGTACTGATAGAGCCCTAACCCTTAATACTATCGCTGTCACCTTCACGGTCAACCCAAACAATACGGTCAATGTGACTGTCCCTAGCCTAGCTCCCTTTGATTTTACGGGGATGCTGGGGGGTGACATTGTTTTCATTCCAGGTCCTACAACTGGAGATGGAGCTACTCCGTTTTCGGTCCTCAACCAAGGCTTCTGGCAGGTCTTGGCTGTGATTACTACCAAGAACCTAGTCTTGGCTCGTCCTGCTGGTGTTAGCTTTGATGCTACTGGTGAAACTCAAACACTTACATCCAATTCTCAATTCCAGGCTTTCTCGGCCAATGGAGTTCAAGTTGGCGATGTAGTAGATATCAACAATGGGTTTCCACTTGCTATTGAGCGTGCTTTCCCTATTGTTACAGTGACATCAACCTTTTTCGAGGTCGAAAGTACCTTGCCTCTTCCTGTAATCGCAGGAAACATCCCAGGCACTACTGGAATGGTATTTTATACAAATGCCAAGTCTTATCTCTACATTGAGGTAGATCAAGAGGCTGCTGTTCAGGTGAATGGTGATACTGGACAATCTAATCGACTTTCACCAATTGAACCCGGAAACAGCGACAAGCCGGGCTGGTACGAAAAGTTCGGGGTAACCTGGGCTTTGTCTATCGTAAATCGATCTTCGGTATCTTTAAATGCTGTTGTAATCACTGCCGAACCTGCTGAGTAATATATGGCTAAGAAGAACGGTCTAGAATCGGAAGATTTAGGCCCATTTGCAAAGAACATCCTCAAATCGTTGGTAGACCAAGAGCCTGCTAATAGGACTGGCCGACCTAAGATCTCCGTAGCTCTCACGGATCCGTATGGAGCTTTCCTAGGAAGTGAAGAGGATATCAGAAAGCGGGATGAGCAGATGGCTGGATATAGCCCTCTGGTCAAGTCTGTTCTTAACCTTCTCAATGGTCCGGGTGAGACCATCGAGCGTTTGGCTTTTGAGACAGATCCAAGCCAAAACAACCTCTACCAAAGTCTTTATAGGATCAAGCTTCGTCTTCTACCAGATGAAATCCTGAAGCGTATTGCCATTCAAGACGACCTGGTAGCTACCATTTGTACGGCCCGCTCGAATCAGATTTCAAGCTTCGGTCGTCCTCAGCCAGATCGTTTTAGTACTGGTTTTAAGATCGAGCCCGAACCTGGATACATGGAAAAGCTTTCTCCTGAAGAGAAGAGTACCCTTCAGAAGAAGATCGCCAGCCTTGAAGTAAGGTTACTTACTTGCGGTGAAACACATGGTTGGAAGGATCAAGAGGCTCTAACATTTGCTCAATTTATGTTCATGTCTGCCCGCAATGCCTGTATCTTTGGTAGGATTGCGGTTGAAGCTATTTACATAGACGGATTGGATGGAAAGAAGCGGTTCCATTCCTTTAGACCTATTGACGCAGGCACAATCTTCAGGGCCGCTCCTATTAAGGAAGCAGCCGATGCTGTACGTAGGCAAGCTCGTAGGCTCTTGGAGCAAATCAAGAACAAGAATCTCGAACCTGAGCGATATAGTCAGGGCGAATACGCTTGGGTCCAGGTCATTACTGGACGACCAGTCCAGGCCTTTACTGCTGAAGAGTGTTTGGTACACAACTTCTATCCAGTAACGGACGTGGAACTTGATGGTTACCCTCTGACTCCTCTTGATACAATCATTGCAGCGGTCACAACGCACATCAACATCACTAACCATAATAAGCTGTACTTCCAATCTGGACGTGCAGCTCGAGGGATGATTGTCGTTAAGTCTGACGATATTGATGATTCCATCATCAAGCATATCCGCCAGCAATTCCAAGCTTCTATCAACTCGGTAAGCAATGCCTGGCGTATGCCCATCTTTGGTGTGGGTTCAGATGACGACATTGGTTGGTATCCAATTGATAATAGCTCCAGAGACATGGAGTTCCAATACCTATCAGATACCAACTCGCGGGTGATTCTATCTGCCTTCCAGATGTCTCCCGAAGAGCTTCCTGGATATGCCCATCTAAGCCGTGGTACCAATAACCAGGCCCTTTCTGAAAGTAATAATGAATACAAACTCGAGGCACACAGAGACGTAGGTATTCGACCTTTGTTGGCTCAGTTCCAAAACTTCATCAATCAGCGAATCCTTCCTTTGCTTGATGAGGAGTTGAGTAAAATCTGCTCTATCAAGTTTGTAGGCTTGGATGTAGAGACTGCTGAGAAGGAGTCTATTCGGCTCCAGCAAGACATGGCCGTCCATATGACAATGGACGAAGTACTCGAGAAAGTTGAAAAGAAGCCTATTGGCAAGCAATGGGGTGGAGCGTTTTTGCTTAATCCTCAGTGGCAAGCTGCAATCGACAAGTACATCCCAGTTGGAATGATTATGGAACACTTCTTTGGAATGAAGGGAGCTTCACAAGACCCTAGATTCCAATATCTGCGAGACCCATTCTTCTTCCAGATGATGCAGATGGTCCAGCAGCAACAGCAAGCTGAAATGCAAGCTCAGAATCCTCAGCCCGAGGGTGGTGGAGAAGGTGGACCTCCTCAAGAAGGAGACCAAGGTGAAGGAGCCTCTGGAGGCGATCAGCAACAGCCTTCTCCTGAAGAGTCTCAAAGCTCAAGTGCTACTCCTCAGTCAGAAGGAGACCAAGGTGAAGGAGAAGACCTCACCAGGAGTCTT